CTCGGTACCCCTACTAAACAATTCAGTTCGTGCGTACTTATTCGCAGTGATGATGACTTGGATAGTATTTTCGCTTCTGGTGAAATGATGGCAAAATATGCTAGCAAACGAGCTGGCATTGGCTTAGAGATAGGACGATTACGACCATTAGGTAGTCCTATTCGTGGTGGCGAGATTATGCATACCGGCATGATACCGTTCTTAAAGAAATGGTTCGGTGACTTAAGAAGTTGCAGTCAAGGAGGTATTCGTAATGCAAGTGCTACAGTATTTTATCCCATTTGGCATCATCAGTTTGATGACCTTATCGTACTTAAAAACAATCAAGGAACCGACGAAACTAGAGTCAGGTTCATGGACTATGGGGTTGTTCTTAGTGCATTCTTCTGGAGAAGATTTAAAAACAAAGAACAAATAACATTCTTTGATCCTAATGAAGTACCTGACTTATATGAAGCCTTCTATAAGAATACAGAACTATTTGAAGAACTATACGTTAAATATGAAAAACGTAAAGACTTAAGAAAGAAAACAATGAGTGCTGAAGAAGTATTCAAGAGTGGCATTCTTAAAGAACGAACAGATACAGGACGTATCTACTTAGTGTTCGTTGACAATGTTATGAATCAAGGACCATTTGATCCTGAATATCATACAATTTACCAGAGTAACTTATGCTGTGAAATTCTTTTACCTACTAAATCCTTTAAACGTTTGGATGACAGCGATGGTCGTATCGCTCTTTGCACACTGGGTAGTATCAATTGGGGTGCGTTCCGTAACCCAGAAGATATGCGCCGTGCTTGTCGCATATTGCATCGTAGCCTCAATAACATTCTTGACTATCAAGACTTTCTATCCATTCAATCTAAATTATCAAACGATGAAATCAGACCTCTTGGAATTGGAATCACTAATCTTGCCTACTGGCACGCCAAGCGAAATCTTAAGTACGGAGAAAAAGACTCCTTGGCTGAAGTCAAGACGTGGATGGAACACTTATCCTTCTACTTAACTGAAGCAACTGTAGAACTAGCACAAGAACGTGGTCGTTGTGAACATAGTGATAAAACACGTTATGGACAAGGTATCTTTCCTTGGGAGTTACGTGCCAAAGGTGTTAACGAATTAACTAACTTTGAACCTGAGTTGAACTGGGAAGGATTACGTGCTATGATGCGTAGTCATGGTGTCCGTAATGCTACACAAATGGCTGTAGCTCCGGTAGAATCTAGTTCAGTTGTAATTAACTCTACCAATGGTATTGAAATGCCAATGAGTTTGATATCAGTAAAAGAAAGTAAAGCAGGAAGTTTTGTACAAGTTGTTCCCGAGTATCACAAATTGAAAAACAAATATCAATTGATGTGGGAACAAAAAGATTGTGATGGTTACTTAAAAACAGCGGCAGTGATTGCAGCCTATGTGGATCAGAGTATCTCAACTAACACATTCTATAATCCCGCACACTTCCCTGAACGTAAAGTTCCAACAACATTGATTGCTAAGAACTTGATGCAAGCACATATGTGGGGATTAAAGACATTCTACTATAGCTTGATTAACAAAGCAGGTAGTAAGAGCCAAGATGAAACTGTATTAGATTTGCCAAGTGGCTTTAATGATATGGATGAAGAAGAGGATTGCTTGGCCTGCAAGCTTTAAGGAAAAATAATGTCAAAACAACAATACAACTTAAACACTAAAACAGATTATTTGAATAGAAAAATGTTTTTGGACCCGGAAGGTCCCGTAACCATTCAAAGATTTGAAGAAGTAAAATATAAAAAGATTGCAGACTTTGAAACAACGGCCCGTGGTTTCTTCTGGGTTCCAGAAGAAATTTCTCTAACCAAGGATGCCAATGATTTCAAAGATGCAAGCGATGCAGTTAAGCATATCTTTACTAGTAATCTATTACGTCAAACAGCGTTAGATAGTTTACAAGGTCGTGCACCAAGTCAAGTGTTTACTCCAGTAGTATCATTGCCTGAACTAGAAGCATTGATTTATAATTGGAGTTTCTTTGAGACTAACATTCATAGTCGTAGCTATAGTCATATCATTCGTAATATCTATAATGTACCTAAAGATGTATTCAATACTATCCATGATACAAAAGAGATTGTTGATATGGCAAGTAGTGTCGGTAAATACTATGATGAGTTACATAAAATGAATTGTAAGAAAGAACTAGGCTTTGAGTTGGAGTCAGAAAAGACTCACATCAAAGCAATTTATATGGCACTACACGCTAGCTATGCATTAGAAGCATTCCGCTTTATGGTATCATTCGCTACTAGTTTAGCAATGGTTGAGAACAAAATCTTTATTGGTAATGGTAACATTATCAGTTTAATTCTCCAAGATGAATTGTTACATAAAGGCTGGACTGCTTACCTTATTAATCAAGTAGTTAAAGAAGATAGCAGATTTGCACAAGTTAAATCTGAATGTGAAAGTGAAGTATATCAGCTTTACATGGACGTTATACGTGAAGAAAAAGATTGGGCAGACTATTTGTTTAAGATGGGTCCAGTTATTGGATTAAATGCCGCAGTATTAAAAGACTTTGTTGATTATACTGCTGTAGGTGCATTGAAAGAGATCGGGATAAGATATAATAATCCTGCACCAAAGAGCACACCTATTCCCTGGTTCACTAAACACAGTGATACTAGTAAGAAACAATCTGCATTGCAAGAGACAGAATCAACAAATTATGTCATAGGAATAATGAGTGAATCATTAAACTATGATGACTTACCAAATATTTAAGGAGAATAAGAATGAGAGCAGTTATTTGGTCGAAGTACCATTGTCCCTATTGTGACCAAGCAAAAGCGTTGTTACATCAAAAGGGTATTCCGTTTGAAGAAAAGAAAATTGGAGACGGATATACTAAAGAAGAATTATTAGAAGCAGTACCGACTGCCAGAACAGTACCACAAATCTTTTTAGATGACGAATTGATTGGTGGATTTACAGAATTAAAAGCAAAACTAACAGAAAGTATCTAATGCAAATATCAATCACACCAAACACAGTATATACATTTAAGCTTAATTCCGGAGAAGAATTAATTGCTAAAGTAATTCAAGCCGGTGGAGAATTTATTGTTATTGAAGAACCAGTATCTATTGCTCCTACACAACAGGGTATGCAAATGATTCCTAGCGTATTTACTGCAAATCCGAAGGGTGAATTTAAGCTAAATACTAATAATATTGCATTATATGCAGAGACCGATGATAGTATCAAAATGAAGTATTTAGAAGCAACTACTGGTATTAAAGTACCAGATAAGAAAATCGTATTGGGATAAAATGGCACAATTAAGTCGTGTGGGAGATGCAAATCAAGAGGGCGGAACGATAATACGTGGCGCCGATACTGTATTTGCTAATGGAATTAAAGTAGGATTACATGTTAGTTCTATAACACCACACGCTCCATGGGCCAGAAGACCTCATCCGCCTCACAAAGCGGCAACAACTACGGATGGTAGTCCAACTGTATTTTGTGAAGGTGCACCAGTACTTAGAGTAGGGTCAGGAAACAGTTGCGGTCATAGTATCGTACAGGGTAGTCCTGATGTGTTTGTGCTATGAGTGATACAGGAAAACAAAGCCCCTTAGGCGTTAATGCATTAAGTTCATTATTACAAAATATTGGATTTAATATTAATCCTATAATGATTGATTATGTGGGTAGCAGTAATAGCGTTACACAATATGACCCTGGTAGTATCATTACTATTACAAGTCTATTGCCATTAACATATGCTATCAAAGATGCATATACTAGAGGTGAACCTAGTTTAGTTACTGCAGGTAATTTTACTATTGGCTCTACCTATACTATTATTAGTGTAGGCTCTACGTCCTTTACCTCTATAGGTGCATCAAGTAACACTGCTGGAGTTACTTTTACTGCAACCGGAGTAGGAACTGGAACTGGAACTGCTATGCCAGGTACATATAGTTATTATAGAGTTAATAACACCACATACGACAATTTAATTGCAATCGGATCAACATCAATACCTGGAATGGGTAATAGTCCACCAACTACTTTTAATTGGACAGGATATCCAAATTGGGCTAGTAATTACACATATACTAATAGTGTAACACAATGGGGTTATACTAGATTATTTGCCCTACAAGCATATAATGAATTTAACTATAACAACGGTTATGCATTAGGACAATATAAAGATTTCCTATCTGGATTCATGTCAAATTATAGTTTCATTGAATATAGTAATG